TTGTAGATAATGCTCCTTGAGCAAAAAACTCTCTGCCCTCTACTTGTTGTGAAATATCTTGTCTTAAATCGTTAAAGAATACTGATCGTGCACCAGAATTAAACTTTATGTTTTCATCTGATAATGCTTTTTGTATTTGTTCATCAAAATACTTTTCTGCATATTGAGCACCTAATCCCTCGGCAACTCTTGCTCTAACTCTAGGTGACAAATCAGGAAATATTTCTCCTACTTGTGTCTTACTAGCTAGTCCAAGTTCTGCATCTTTTTTAAACTCATTGACATAGAAATCAATTTTTTCTAAATCTTCTTTTTCTTTTTCTTGTCTTTTTTGTTCAACAATTTCAGAAGCTACACCTAAAGCTTCTGCTAACTGGCCAGCTCCTGTGCCAGCTTGTTGAGTACCTCCTCCAGCAAAAGCATCTATAGGTCTTGCTTGAGGTTGTAGTCCTGGTTGTGTTAAGTTACCAACTGGTTTATTTTTTGCCATCTATACTTCCCTTATTATATTATACTAGCTCCACCAAAATTCATTCCTGGTGTTCCAAAATTACTTGGTCTTAAATTTCCCATAACAGGTGAAGTAACCATCGCTGACCTACCCATACCAAAACTATTACCAAACGTACTACCTATAGATGGTATTTTAAGTGCATCACCTATTCCAGGAATAGCAGCTATTGATGCACCAGTAGATATAAGAGAGCCTAAGATGTTACCACCAACTGGCTGTTCTTGTTGTGCATATCTATTTGCAAGTGTTGCATAAGATCTTGTTCTGTCATCATTTAGAGCAGCTACAGTGTTAGTAAAGTTTCTTTGAATTGTCTGGTTAGCCATACCAGCTTGCATCTCTGTATTTTCTAAAATTGCATCTACTGATAAACCAGTAATACCTGCTTCACCAAGCCTTACTTGTTTAGTAGCTCGGTTTTCCATAGCTTCTACTCTAGCTTTTAATAGTTCTTGTCCAGACTTCTCAGATTCTTCTTGTTGTCTTCTATCTAAGATAGCCATGTCTCTTCTATAGGCTGCATCTGCATTTGCTCGTAAGGTAGCATTTCTACCTTTAGCTGCACTTTCTTCGTTCTCAGCCTGTACATAGCTCATAACACCTTGACCTATTGTCAAAACTGCTGCAACAACTGGATCACACATTATTTAATTCCTTTGTAAATAAATAAAAATTTTCTTTTTTAACACCATAAGGTTTTTGAAATTTTACATCAAAGCCACACCACTGTAGCCACCTCATAGCTGTCTTATTTTTGTCGTGAACAAAATTATATAAGACTGGATATTTTTCACCTAAGTGATCTACCCACGTTCTACACTCTCTTAAGAATTCTTTTGATATACTTTTTATTGATGATGATGTTAACATCCAAGGCACTCCATAGTTAGTGCCATTAACACAATCAGAAACACCAAACATTCCTATAATCTCATTACCATTGACAATAGTGTACACTTTAGCATTAGGAGCTTTGAATGCTCCCATTAAAGCATCGATTGGTTTATGACCATTCATAGCTTTTATTTCCTCAATGTCTTCTTTTCTTAATCGAGGAGCTAATATTACAGCATGAGTTTTAGTTGCTTCTATTACTTCTGCCATTATATCCTTTGTGATCTGATAGTATAGAAACCCTCCCACTCAGCTTTTTGAAAAGCACAAGGAAGATAACTATCAGAAGTTATTGATATAGTTACTCTGTCATTTTTAGACAGAATAGGAAATCTAAATGTACCATCATCGAGTCTAACCTCTTCGATTAAACTATCAGATTCATTAACAATAATTCCATTAAATTCATAACTACTAGCAGTCCTAGATTTAGGGGTTACGTTAATTACAAAGTGACCAGTATCTTCATAGTCAATACTCATAGTTCTTAACTGCAACCTGCCAGAGTTGACTGTTATAGTGGCATTTTTTTCTTTGACATGTTGCTGTGAGAATTGATAAGTAAATGTATAGGGTATTCCGACTAAAGAAGCTGCTGCATTATAATTACCAGTAGCAGTTACTGTTGTTGTAGATGTTCTAGTAAGTGTAGGAATATCAACACCTTTTCTACTAGACCAAGCTCCTGACTTCACAACCTTTACTGTGTCACTTGTAGGAATAGGGTAAGGCAAAGTCCAAGTCGTAATGTTAGTACCTGAGTTATAAGAACCAGTAAGAGAAGTTTTTCTATCTAGCCTTACATTAAAATCTAAACCAGTATCAGCAGGATATTGTAACTCCATCTTTTCAATATAAACACCATCTGTTCTTGCTACAATTAAGTACAAAGTGTTTTCTAATAAATCAATATTAAGAATAGTATCGTTGTTGGATAGCTCGTAAAATGACCAAGCTGATAAAGCTTTTTTAGCTCTTGTTATTGTTGTTTCACCAGAAGTAAAATACCATCGGTAAACATAGATTCTATTTACATCTCCTGAAGTAATTGCATAAAGAGAATCTTCAGAATTAGATGCAACCATTCTTTTTACATTATTTGGAATGTATTGAGGAACATGAGCTGTAATGTTTGCAGCATTCTTTGTAATATTATCTTCGTCTACAAAGTATTCTCTTACGTTTGTAAATTCACCTTTCTTATATGCAAAGTAAACATTATTACCAGCTCCGACAGGCTGTACATTTGTATCAACCTCAAACTCAGTGGTTGCAGTAATACTAATTGTTTCTGGTGTGAGGTTACCATTAGACTCTAAGATAAATTGTGTTTTATCTGAGAAGAACAATAAACTCTCATTGTAGGGTATAACCTTTTTTAGAATAGAAACACTAGTGTGACTGACTGTCACATCTATAGGTGAATCATCTAATAAAGCTGTAACTGTACTAGGAAAGAAATTAAAGAAATCACCAGCTCTACTAAAAATTACATTCTCATCGGATATAAATCCAAGTCTATTTTTATGAAAGAAAACACCATTAATAGTTTGTCCTACAAAACTTGGGTCAGGAACTGATTCTAAATCTCCTACAGTTCTGTCATCATAAGTAGCTCTGTCAAACGTAAATGCACCACCAGACAAAGAAAGTTTATGTGGCATTGTTGTATTATTTATTTGAAACGTAATACCTGGTTTTACAGTTTCCTCATAGTCACCTCCAGTAGAAGTGGCCTTTACATAGTATTCATCAAACTCGTTACTAGGATCACCTATAATTTTATAGATATCTCCAATACTTACACCTGTAGTTGGAAGCTGAGAGAATTGGTTTTTTTCATCAGCAATACTTCCTGGTGTAGTACCAGTGTTCATAGCAACTGTTGTTTTCTTATTTATAATAAAAGTAAAATCAGCAACAGTTAAAAACTCTAAATCAGTTGAGGGATTACTGCACACTAAATAACCTGTACCATTAGGTGTGTTTACAGTGACAGAGTTACCACTTAGGTCATAGGCAACTACAGATGCAGTTGAATTGTCACTAGTAACAACAACTATATATTGATTGCTTGTATCTCTGTTTACAACATGGATAGCTGCATTACTTAATGATGAAGATGAAATTTTTGCTACATGCTCTGTTGGTGGTCGTTTAAGTAAACCATCAACAACTGAACTTATTCCATTAATTTGACTATCACATTGTGTAAGTTGTCTTAATGTAGCTGGTTGCTGTGAAACACCATTAATTAAATTTGGTATTGATGTACTGACTAAAGGCATTGGTTACCTCAAGGCTCGTCTTAGTACACCCCTGTTAACAATCTTACGAGTGGTAAAGTTGTCATTAAGTACGTTGTAATCTTGTGTTTGTGCTTCTATTTGTTCAAAGTATAGTAAAGCTTCATTCTCATCAGCTTGAGTAAATCCTGATAAAGTTTGTGATCCTAATATTCTATTTTGAAATCTTCGTGCTGATTTAACTGTTATATATCTTCTTATATGTTGAGGTAAATCTGTAAATTCTAAGAGTAAAACCATAGTAACAAACAGAGTACCAGTGAAAGTTGTAAAACTTCGTTGCCCTCTATCATATAACCTTGTTCCTCTTTGTACGACATCGGTTTGTAGTGATTGACCAGTAGTATCTACACTAACACAATTAGCAGGTAACTCTATTTCTCCATCTGTATTAGGAGTAATAGGAAAGTTTATTTCTGTATTACAATGTAATCCTCTAGATTGAATTTCTACATTTGTTTCATCTAAAATACTTTCAGCAATAGAAACATCAGCAAGAGTTGCATCATCTAAAGATGAAACTGGAGCTTCACCTATTGATGCAAGCATAATGTTTACAGCTTGTATTTTACTAGTCGGTGTTAATGCCATTTAAATATTCCTAAGTTAAAAAAAGGAGCACCATTACGATGCTCCTTAATTGAGTAGTGTTATGCTGTTTGAATTTGAACAGCCGCTTCTGGCCTAAGCACTGCGTGGCCACTCGCGTATTTCGCGACAAGTAGTGTCCCTTGACGGCGAATATCGTATTCCGATTCGACTGCAAGATCCATTAATTTAACTGTACCCACAGCAGATGGGTGTGTAATAATGGCAACTGTATTTGCAGCAGCAGCTACCTGTTGTCCATTAGCACCACCAGCATCTACACCAGTACCAGTGATATTGGCAGTTGGTAGATGAGGTACTTTGATTAAATTAATACCAGCTAACTGAGGAACTTGTCCTGTTGCGATTGAACCTTGACCTGAAAAGTCAACATTCACAGCATTTGTTCCATTAGCTAAAAGATAATATTGCTCTGGTTTTAAGAAACAATATCTGTCTTCTGCTGGTACATAGTTGTCATCCAATGTTTCGGCTGCTGAGAAAATACTAGCAATTAAAGATGTTGCACTAGTATTCGCATCGGAATCAGTAATGACTGTGCCTGATGGATAACTTGTATCACCTACATTGGCTGTAGACGTATTTGCAGCAGCAACCATCATTTGTAAAACGTGCTTATCCATTTGGAAAGCAAGTGCTCTACCCATCTCTTGCGAGTAGACAGATCTTACGTCATAATGATTTTTAGCTTCGTCTATTGATGCTATAAAGTGATGTGATATTAATAGGTCATTGATTTGAATGATTTTCTCGTTGTGGTTCAAATCTGTACCTACGATTTCAGCTCCAGGAGTGTGGTAAGCAGCACTTGATCTTCCCATAACTGGAAAGCTTGCACTTTTTCCTGAAGATATTTGTCGGACAAGATGTTTGTCCATTGTTACGGCAGTTCTTTCAAATGATTCCATAACCTCACCACTGAACACTTTAAGAAATAAAGAGTTTGCATTAGCATAGTTACTATCATTTGCATTAACTGCACCTAGTCTTGAGACTGTTGCATTAGTCATGTTTTATCTCCTTGATAAAATAAGTTAATATAAATGTTTTCTATCTACACCTTACTTCGCAAAAGTATTCTCCTCGGAGAGTTTTGTTCGTTTTGGTTTTGATTAGAGTTTGGAACGAGCCAACTTATCTTGAACTTCTTGTTGATAAGATGGATCTTTACGATACTCTGGTTTTGCCATGTCAGCAGTGACTTGACTCCAGTTATCATATCCGACTCCAGTGGATGCAGCAGATTTACCACCAACTAGTGATGGGTCTGTGCCCTCTGAACTTGTATATCTAGCATTTAAACCTTGTACTGCAAGATTTATTTGAGCTACATCAGAACTGTTAACAGCAGTGTTGAAAGCATTAACTTCATCTTTTGATAAACTATCTTTCGCCCAGTTAACCATTTCTGTATAATGTTCTTTACCACCTACAGTATTGTAAACTTGGTTTTGAACATTTGTTGCTAGTGCCTGTTGACCTTGAATATATTGGTCAACGACATTTCTTGGTATACCTTTTTGTTCCATCTCAGCATAGCTTGAGTCAGAAAGACTACCATTTGTATTATATTCATTTGAATACTTACCAAAATCTAAACCGACAGACTCCAATGCTTCTTCTGCATTTTCACCTTGTATTTCTAAAGTATCATCTTTAGGTTTTTCTGTTGGTTGTTCTTTTGGTTCTTCAGCTTTTTGTTTTTGTGTAAGCTTTGTGTATTCACCTTGAAGTGAGTCATAAGCTTTTGCTAAGTCTTCAGGAGACTTAAACTTTTCTTGTAACCACTCAGGTCGTGCTTGTGTTGTTGTTACTTCTTCCTTAACTTCTTCTTGAGGTTTTTCGGAAGTAGTTTCTTCTGATTTTATTGTAACTGTTTCAACCATGATTAACTCTTTACAATAATTGAGCCTTGAGCATTACGATACTTTTTGCCTGCTTCGGCAGTTTGTGCATTCCATAATGGTAGGTCTTCAATTTTTAGTTCTTTAGTCTTGGTTTCTTCTTTTGGATTATCCTTATCACTAAGGGTCTTACTCAGTTTCATTTGTAGTTCCTTGTTGTTGTTGTGGTTGCTGGAGATTTTGAGCTGAAGCTTTAGCATATTCTTTTACAGCTCCAGGTGCAGCTTTCTCCATAGCAGAGTTTAACATTTGTTGCTGCATAGCTTGCTGCTGTTCTTGAACTTCAGCAGCTAGTTGCTCGTCAGTTTTAATTAGACCTGACGTATCTATTCCATGACCAGTAGCTAACCTAGTTATCAAGTCACCAAAGTCAACTCTTTGAATTGTTTCTGGATTAGCTTGAGCTAGTTGAATAACATCTGTCATAAAGGTTCTAAGCTTATTAAGATCATTACCTCTACCAAGAGCTTCAATACCAGTTATAATTACTGGAGCTACTTTGTCTTTTGGAATCTTTGGTATCTTACCACTTGATGACATCCTTTGCATAAGAATATTAACAATAGGTAATTGCATTTCTTGAGATAGAATAGAGTAAACACCACCGAGTGCTGTCTCTAATTCTTGAGCCATATATCTAATTTCTTCAGCAGTAACTCTTTCAGCTTTTCTTTGTATTGCAGAGTTAAGTAAGAAATCAAATGCTAGTCGTTCTTCAATTCTTGTAATAGCTTGAAGAGACACTTGCATGTCTGCTCTTTTTTCAGTTTGTAAAACTCGTACATCATCAGGTTGACCAGTAATCACTGCACCATTTTCAGCTTCAGCTATATCTCTTTTTCGTGTAGTAGCATTAGGCCTTACTAAGAATACAACTTTAGATGTAGCAGCAGCAGCTTCAACCAATGCTTCGGTCAAACCCTCTAGACTTTTTAAGTCTCCTATAAATTCTTCACAGTAACTTCTACCATAATCTTCATTATCAATCCTAACCATTCTTAATGGTATAAAAGGTAAAAGTTCTTTTTTGTATCTTCCTTGTGACTTAGGAATAATTACATCTTTAACTTCTTGTTGAACATTATAAAAATCACCATCTTTTGTGACAACAGTAAATACTTCAACATCTTCATCTTGATTTTTTATGTCAGCTTGTTGTCTAATTTCTTCATCAAGTGACATCGGTGAAACCATTTCTTTTACAATAATTTCTAATACCTCACCTTGTGGATCTCTTTTTACACCAAAAGAATGTAAAGGAAAAACTCTTAGATTTCCTTTTTTAGGTAAATGTAATAATACGTTACCACCTACAATTAAATGCTTAAGAGCTTCAAATACTGGAACTCTTATAGCTGAA